TGCTATTCGTTGTTTTTTACTTAACTTAAAAAAGGCCTAAGGCTTAAGGCCAAATACGAACCGTTGCCTGGCAATGAGGGCAAGGTGCTTCAGATAAAGTATTTGGCGCACTCACTTGAATAACAACCTTATTTAAACAACTAATGCATTTTCGCACATAATAGATAAACATCTACTGAATACATTTCTTATTTAGGCTTTAGCCTTCTTCATCTCACTATGCGCCTCCCATGGCTTCTTAGTATCTGTACTTTTTCCAAGAGGGTAGCCATTATCTCTTGCAACAACCGACCATTCAATAGACCATTCCCTGAACATATCAGCGCATGCCTTGGCAGCAGAAGCCACGCAATATCTAGCAGCCTTCTCATCAAACTTCTTAGAATCAGCAACGCCTAGGCGCAAGACCATTTCCTTTCGAAGAGGATGCGGCACCTTATACCCAGCAAAATCAATCTCGCCGTTTGCAACCGTGTTATCAACAATCCAAGCCTGTAACATGGAACCCAGGGTATGATCCTCTCCGCGAAACCAGATATCAAACCCCTTCATTGAACCATCGGCTGGACGAATATCCATTGTCTCCGGAAGTTCTCCAACGTCGAGTGCAGTATACTTTTCACAGAGAGCCGCCAGTTCAAGTAGTCCGCTATATACCATTGTATAGGGTGACATTGTTCCAATACTTTCCACCGTAAAATCGTAACTATAGGGTTCTCCCTTCTCATCAATCTTAAATGAACGATGCAACTCAAGGCTTCGAAATTCATTATTCAATTGCTTCTTACGAGTTTCATCGGAATCCAAATCCTTTATTGCAACCTTCTTCTGAATGAGCCACTCTTGCCACCTCTTGAGAATACGTCCCTCATCGGGGTCTCTCGTGTATCCATATGCGCACTGAGAGGATGGATTAAATCGAGCATGCTCCTTTCCCTTTCCAGGAGTAGCCCATGCAGTAAACTCGATCGCCTCGGGAGATTGGCCAGGTACCAGTGGCTTCAATACAGCAATAATACAGGTATCGCCAGTGACAGGATCAGGGTGAAAGAATTGTGTATTTGGAATACGAATACGCTCATCCGATGTAGGAACCTTCTCCATACACTCAATCATTGATGCAGTTACAAGCATCACATCTTCCGTCTTATTTTCAACAGAGAGGCGAAAGAGGATCCTTTCCTTTTCCCACGCATGAACACCTTCGCCGGGCATTGCAATAGGAATAAGACCGACCCTGTCAGCCAACATTTCATTTGACATTGGTGTTGTATTTCTCTGTACAACAACATCGCTGGTTGTTCCATTATCGGTCATATCTGCACGAAAGCCTAGGACAGATACCTCAGACTGAATTGCTCTCCTTAGACAATTTGCATATGTAACATTGGTAGGTGCTAGGGTAAATTTAAGTGTCTTCATATCGACAGTTTCGGAATCGTGAAATACAGAACGGGACATAGCTGGACTACTCTAATGGAATTGTCCGGATTTCAACTTTAATCCATTTTGTTTGCAGGGCAGTAGGGCTGCAGGACAGTAGATTTGCGTGTAATGAATCCTTACAAACATTTGTTCGTTATATAGATGAGTCAGAAGAACGTATGTTTTTACAGTAATAAAGATAAATGGTCAAAGGCATTTATTGAAGAACTTTCAAGAACTCCTTGGATTAAGAACTTTGAATTCAATTGCGTTGATGCAGATAAAAACGGTAACAAACCTACTCTCCCGAAATGGTTGAAACAAGTACCCACTCTCGTTATACAGGGCGACGAATCTCCTATAAAGACTGATACCGAAGTGATGAATTGGTTATATGAGAAGAAAATGAAGTCCGAGACATCTAAACCTCCTGCCCCCGTATCTAACACCCAAGCACTTCTTGATGGACCACAGTCATGGTTGGGAGGTGAAATGAGTGGGTATGGAGATACTGGCTACAGTTTTGTCGACGCTGATATGACTACTGCTGGAAATGGGGGGGCTACTATACCAGGAAGTTTCACTTTCTTACAGGGATTTGGAGATAAGCAGAGTGACGCAGGGTTAACGACGGCTGTTCAAAATCAAGGTACCCGTTCAAAGAGAGAGGCAGTATTTGATAAACAGATGGATATGTATAAACAGCAACGGGATATTGGAATTCCTCAAGGACCTGCAAGGCAGTGATCAGGAATCTAAAGAATTATTCATATGTTCATAAAGAGTATGTCAAAGTCAGTTACACCTTTGGGGCTGTTTGTCGATAAGCTAATTGCATTTTTCAAGGATCTTCACGAGACATATCCGGAGGAGAAGGAGATTAAGGGTGCATTGGAATCGTTGGATGCTGCAAGAAAGGTGAACCCCAGATTAATTCACGACTTGTTTACTGAGCATATCTACAAGCCTCTCCGCGAGGACATTTTGGCAGAAGATCTGGATAAGGTTGTTTCTTATACAAAGGTTGCAATTCAAACGCAGTTTAATGAAATTTATCCGGCACTTACGATTTTCGAGAAATATTGGGGGGATATGTCGGATACGAATCGTTCCGCTATTTGGAAGCATCTCAAGATTCTTGTTCTCTTGTGCGAAAAGGCTACGCGATCGCCTTAGACGATAAGGGGCGTAAAGATAGGCAAACAAACTACACTATATACTCTAGATGTCCACTCCATCGCCAAAGATGTTTCTCGACAAGTATGCAGAGTTTGCAGTACAGTTGTTAAAGACTTGCCCAGAGTTAAAGTCTGACATTGACCTTGCAATGTTTATTTCCGATTCTGATAAAGTCGCGCAGTTCAAGGAGCGAGTTCTTCCCTCTTGTTCTCCCAAGAGAGATCCAGCCGTCAGCCCTGGCACCGTGTTACCTGGAGTGTTTTTAACTGATGAACTGTGGGCATCCTTTAGCGATGATGCCAAGGAAGCAGTTCAGCAGCATTTAACTCTGCTTTCTTTTTGCATCTTGCTTGACATGGGGACAAAGGATGATGTGAAGGGTTCTGATTGGACTGAATCGTGGGCTAAGAATATGATGGATGAAATGAAGGAAAAGATGGGGGGTATTGATTTTATGTCGATGGGCGAGAAGATTGGAAAGTTATTTAACGATCCATCTTCCTTTCCTAAACTTCCTGAGAAGTTTTTAAAGGGACAGATTGCCCGTCTTGCTGAAGAGATAGTCAAGGAATTAAACATTGAGGATTTTGGAATTAGTCCTGAAGATGTCGAGGAGACCAAGAAAAACCCGGCAAAGACATTTGAAATAATGATGAATCTGTTCAGTAAAAATCCTACTGTTCTCCAAGGAACTGTGCAGAAGTTGTCAAAGAAGCTTCAGCAGAAGATACAGTCCGGTGCTATTCGGCCAAAGGAATTGATGGCCGAAGCCGAGGAGTTGATGAAGTCATTTAGTGACAATCCTCAGTTTGTTGAGATGATGGAATCCTTTCGCAATGCATTTGGTGCAAGGGAGGCTGATTTTGAACGTGCTGCAGGTAATCAGCCTAATCCAAGGCTCTCTCTCGTCAAGGAAAGATTGAGAAAGAAGTTGGAAGCAAGGAAGAAAAACAAATAGAAGCGTTAGATGGAGTTATGCGACCCATATTTTTGGGAAAATCCCAAATATATTGTTCAGTCATTATACCCAAATAAGAGTTCATGTGCAAGTCATATGGTAAATAGAGTTGCTGCTGTATACATTCTCGCCTTCCTGATAGGATTTGTTATAACATCTCTAACAAAGAGTCATTCTGTATATCTGATTGTTGGAGTTGTATCGACAATTGTACTTCTCCCTACATTCTTGACTCTGAAGAATTTGAAATCAGGTAAACAGGATAGGGAAGGATTTGTAGGCAGTGTACTCGATGATCAATTTGTCTTGCATTCGGTAAAAGAACACATATCTGTAAAGGCTGTAGAAGGGAGAGAAGATACTCTTCCTTTCCAGGAAACGATTGATGGTGCTAACAATCCTTTCCAAAATATTACAGTTGACCAATACTCATATGCCCCGACACGAGACCCGGCACCTTCTTTACAAACTAGTGAGTCAAAGGAGGCTATGGATGCCTTGTTCCGTGTACAATGGACAAGTGACCCAACGGATGTGTTTGGAAAGACACAGAGTCAGAGAATGTTTGTAACACAACCTGTTACAAGTATTCCAAACGATCAGGGAAGTTATCAAGATTGGCTGTATAAAATACCCGGAAAGACATGTAAGGAAGGTAATGGCGATGCATGTTACGGTGGTACTAATGGAGCAGCTGTTCCTTGGTTAAATATGTAAGGGTATGCCTTATGTCTTATGCCTTATGTCTTATGTCTTATGTCTTATGTCTTATGTCTTATCTCTTATGTCTTATGTCTTATGTCTTATGCCTTATGTCTTATGCCTTATGTCTTATGTCTTATGTCTTATGTATTATGCGAAACCTTAGGCAAAGGCTTCGAACCCTGTAACGATAACTTAGGTGTTCCTTCACATGAGAATCGTTTTAGTGTACGTCTCCGGCTTTTACCTTGTATAACTGATTTAACGCAGATAGCAATCGCCGAAGATTCTTTTGGAAATTTGGATATTTTCCAGACTTTTTTAATACATGAACAAAACCGTTCAGACAGTTTTCTTCGTGTTCCCTTTTGTCCTGCAACCATTTCTTCTACTCTGCTAGAAGAATGGATATTAACCGTCTTACACATGTAAGAGACGATGCTTGCGGTATTACCTCGTATTATTCTCAGTCAGTAGGACCTGGTAAATATAATACAATGAACCTTGTGCCTGATTCTAAAAAGGTGAACCCTATGTCAATTGACAATGTATTTGTATACCCTAGAGAAGGTTTCGGTGCAAATAATTCTGAAATTGATTCTGAATCTGTTCTTAAGAATCACCCAGAGTTTAAAAATAATAGATGCTTGATTCGTGCACAGGCAAGACCCTTCCTTACCGTGCCTTTTATGGGCACAGGTCGCGGGAATTCCGACGTAGAATCCATGCTTTTACATAGTGAGCAGGTACGCCAGGGTAAGGAGTGTGGTGGTGTAACTGAGGTTGGTTTTGACGGTGTATTTGAACCATTGATCAAACCTGTTAAAGATAATATACAGAACCCTAAGCATTTAGTGGAAGAAGTTGCTGCAAATGGATGGATTCGTGGAGGATTACCTAGCAGATCCTATGCAAGAGATATCAGTTGTTAAACCGTGTCGCGTTGTTATTTATTAATCAACTATGGGACAAGGACTGGTATTTCTTACATATATTCTTTGATGCCTTTGATGCCTTTGATGCCTTTGATGCCTTTAATGCCTTTTATGCATGTGATGTTATCTTCAAGAATCATTTATTCCTCCAGGATAGAACATGGATGCAATAGGATCCTATGAACCTCATCCTTGGCAATCGGCTGAAAACCCTCAAACCTACGAGTTCCTTGTATCCTATGCCCAACATCCTAAACCAACACAGCACATACTAGGTCTTGTCGGAGGAAATGAGGTTCCCTATGAAAACAGAGAAAAGCAAGTAAATATTGAATCTGATCTTAGGGGAATCACACGGGCAAACACCTTCTGCCCTAAAAGACAACATCTGCCAAAGGATGCTGCGACAACTGACGTAAAACGTGATACCCCCAAACAAAAGGTAACGATTAATACGTCAGGAATTGCATTAAAACAATCTCAGATGTGGGCATATCCAGCCACCCTTGCTCCTGAACCATTTAGTGTAAATGTATGTAATCGTCCTGAAAAGTACTAGTAGATATGTGTACTCCCCGACAGACGGCATTTACAAGGTCAAAATGGGATGATGTACATCAAGCAGACGATATGAGAATTACATCCTATGCAGGGTCATATGCATTTACACCGTTTCGCAATTGTCCCAGCAGTTTCCCCATGGATACAACAACTCGCATACAACAATCCGGAGCAAGTTGGGTATCTGGCCTTTGGAAGACAGAAGTTGAATCTGATTTAATGGGTGTAGGTCGCCCGTCAGCAAGATGGAGAGAAAATGATCTGTTATACAATCCAGATACTAATCCTGTAAATCAACGAGGATTGGAACACGCCGCAGATGAAAGTTCTCCCCTTGTATTCAATCATTTAACAAATCCACCATGTACATTACGTGCAACAGGATGGAATCGCTGGGATTTTCCTCTTCATAACCCCCAAGAATCATTTGAAACACCATTCGACTTTTTCATTCCTGCCAGAGACGTTGATAAATATAGATTTAGAACACATACTCCTGCTAAAGGAACATATACAGATGAAGTGCTGAAGCAAGTAGCCAGGCAACCCAGGTTACAGTAATACAGTAAAAGTGGAGTATCCTTTTACTCGTCACTTGTTAGTATGGAATTAGCAGTCCTAGCAGTTTTAGGAGGAGTTGGCCTCTTGCTTGCACGAACAACTACCCCAGCAGGCCCATATCCAACGAAACCAAGTGGAACAAACCCCATTGCACGGAATCAAATTCCTATAAAAGAGGCTTTTACAAATACACAGGTATCAGACCCTGGTAATCCAAAGACGAGTCTCAGAGGTTCTGCAGCCGAATTGAATCTCATGTACAATGGTCTTATGGGTATGACTACACCTCCAATTGAACCAAATCCATCCGGCGTTAAGCAGATTCCCACGCAAATCCCTATCGAAGCTGCTACCCCCGATGTAATGATGAATGCTGGTGGACAGGAACTTACTCCGAATTATATTGATTCGGATTATATCACAAGTGGATTATCTGGCCAGGTTCTTCCATCAAAGGATTTTACCCATAACAATATGCAACCTTTTTTTGGAGGAAGAGTTCGACAGAATGTTGATGCTTCCGCAAATTCAGGACGTCTTGATAGGTATACAGGCGCAGGAATTACTCAAGTGAAAAAACAAGAAGTTGAACAAATGTTCGACAATACACAAACACCTTTTGGAAATGTGTACGGACTTGAAGCATCTTCCGATTTCGTCCACAGTCGTATCAATGAGCCAAGGAATCGTGCTGGAGAAAAACCATTTGAACAAGTGCGTGTAGCTCCTGCTATCAATGAAGGATATGGTTCGACAGGTAAGGGAGGATTTCAACAACTTGAAGTAAATGAATACATGATGAAAAATATAAAGAAGACCGAGGATTTGAGGGTTGAAACAAATCCTAAGAATTCTTACACAATGCCTGTCGTAGAAGGACAGCAATTTATTGGAAAGTCTGCTGAAAGTCCAGGTGAAGTGCGAAAGTACCGCCCTGATGGTTTTTACAGTGATGAAGACGGCAAGCACATGGGTATTGCAGGTCAGGGAGAATATACTAAAGAAATGACTCGCCCGATACAAATTATGCCTGAGACAAATCGCCAGGATACAAGTGTTGAGTATAAGGGTCCAGGGGCTAGCCAGGATTTTGGTATGAATTACGTGGTTGGAAGTTACCGAAAGCCTCAAGGATTTCAATACGGAGGAGCAGGATATAGAAATGCAGATGCGAGCCAGTATTCATCTAGCACAGAAGATGATTATGGTAAAGGTTCTTATGATGCAAGACCTAATGAGCGATATTACACTGGAGATCGTGTCATGGGATTAAATCTGAGCCCTGCAGAGGCAGGAGCAGTTACAACTCATTTTGAAGACGAATCTCGCCCTACTCGTCGCGGTGAAACAGTTGGTAATATTCAACAGGCTGGAAATGCGACAGGATATGCAAATGGCGCGCCCTCTATAACCGTATGGGATCCTAGCGACATTGCGCGCACAACTGTACGCGAAGGCACCATTCACAATGATCGTTTTGGAATTATGGCTATTGCTGATGGCCCAACTCGTTTAACTGCATATGACCCAGATGATGTTGCACGACCAACGCAAAAGGCGCAGATATCTGCTAAATCTGCATATACTGGTGCACCAAAAGCAGCACACGAGCGTATGATAAGCCATGCTTTCGCAAATAATATGACATTGAATCCAAATAAGCAAGTGGTTGCTAAAGGAAGAGAATCGATGGGTGGAAATATCCAAGTGTTTCAAGGAGATGAACCAAATGTAACATCTCGTAAATTGGATGCAGATATACGCAATGAACGTGAATTAACAGTCAATAGGAGTATTGATATGGGGCCAAGTTCTTCTGATATTGGACGTGTGAAATATAGAGCACCGTTTAACCTTGATGTTCCTACGGAAAGAAATACTCGTGAAATTATTGAAACTACACAGCAAAATCCTTTAATGCAGAGCATTCATCTAAATGCATGGAAGTAATTGCATTCTGCTCGGGTCTAAATTGATACTTCTCTATATTAAAAGATACAGAGATGCCTCAACCTGCTTGGTTGGTCTATGGTCCACCTGGATGTGGTAAAACTACCTGGATTCTCTCCCATGTTCGACAGTGCAAGGCTAAATTATATCATTGGAATGCACGAACAGATCGTACACTTAGGGAAGGAAGAGAATCCTTACATCGACAAGTAAGAAGTCAGGAGCCGCTATTTGTATGGATTGAAGGAGCAGACGATTTAACACCAGAATCCCAGGCATTTCTACGACGTATTCTTGAAACTGTATCACAGTCTGTTCAATGTATTTTAGAATGCAGAGATCCTAATCGTATTACTCCTGCTATTCAATCTCGATGTGAATGGAAACAACCAGTGGGATCTGAATCATTCAGGAAAACTGCCTTTGGTAATTCTACTCATGCACCGACTAGCAAGAACAGTAAAGTATCTGAGTCGTTTTTACAGGGAGAAAATCCAATCGATCAGATTCGTGCATATTTAGAGGATGAATCTATGTGGGAGGAGGCTCTTCTTGCATTGCGTGCAATTGGTTCTGGAGTATCTCCGTGGGCACGACTTCTTTATTTACAGTCTATGCGGTTATAATGAATGGTTGAGTAAATGTTTATACACTAGAATATGAGTGGAGAATCAGGAGATTTTTCAGTCTATGGCGAAGCAAAGGGAGAGTATACACGCCAACTCTGTGTATTCCTAGTTCCTACTCTCGAGACATATATCTTACAACTGTTAGACTTAGCCAAGGAAGAATCCCCGACACCAAATAAAATCCTATGGCAATTTCAAACAATCTTGCAGGGTATTCCGGATTGGAATCAAGATAAAGTTCTTCGCGAAACAGATAAAATACAGAAAGATTGTCCTTGCGATTATTTGGAAGAACTTATCACTGCCGTTTTTATTGCCCATACAAAAGTTCTTTCGGCAATCCGTTTAACAACAAAACAGAAGAAACTTCAAATTACAATTCCTAAGATAGACCATTTTTTACACCGCGTTCTTTCTGAATGCGCACGAACATTATGGACAAATGCATATTTATTTGCAGATTCGAATAGTATTGAAAAGCAGAAGAATCTTCGCCAGGTTTCTTCCTTGATAAATGATTCTGTGTTACAGGCGATTCGAGCATTATTGCCAGTAAAATCGATATTACGCGAATATCTGCATGAGGACGATGAAGTGGAGGAGAAGGAGACTCTTGAACTTGCAACCGAAGTTAAGAAAGTTTCAACTCCTGAGGCGCCTGAAGTTCCTGTGGCATCTGAAGCATCTGAAGCATCTGAAGCATCTGAAGTTCCTGTCGCATCTGAAGCATCTGAAGTTCCTGTTGCTTCTGAGGTTCCTGCATCTGTTACTTCTGAAACACCTGTTACTTCTGAAACACCTGTTACTTCTGAACCTCCTGTTGCATCTGAAAAGCCTGTTACTTCTGAACCTCCTGTTGCATCTGAAACGCCTCAGACTAAAGAAGCGCCCGAAGCATCAGAATCCCCAAAAGTGTTTCCAACCCAGGTTGAAAAGGAAGAGCGTACCCCTGTACCTCCACCCGTATCCGTTATAAACATTGATACAAAACCCAGTGTCACATTTTCAAATAGCCATGTCTTATTCGATTCCGACGTGCTTGAAGAAAATGGCATACAAGATATTCCTTTTGCAGATGAAACTAGTTTTGAAGCATTCGAAGAAATGCCAATGGAATTCGACGAAGTCCTCGAATAATACCATGCGTATAGAGTATCTTTCCTAAAGATAAGTATGCGGTAGAATGGATTTTACAAAGTCCGGTATGTGGAAAGCAGTTCTTGGTGGTGGAATTATTATTGCATTAGCCAGTTATATTTATCAAATAAATACGAAGGAAGCCTCCGAAGAGATTAAATATCGCCCAGTAATTCGCGATTTTTGTCTAGGAGCATGTGTTACTGCTGCAGTATACATGTTCCTCCCTGAATCCATTGATTCATTTATTGAATCTACAGCAACTGCGGTTTCAACTGCGACAGCTACTACCGTAGCATCTCCTGTTGATATTGAATTACAAACCGGTCCTGCACGTTTCTAGTCTAACAAAATAAAGAGTATACTTTTTCTTTTTCAGCAATGTCACTTCCTGAAACAGAATAGCATTTGAATATTTCCTTTCTTACTTGTTCTTGTGGTTTTGCATTAAATACATGGGCAGCAATACGTTCGTATAAATCAAAATCTGGGAATCTCTCCATTCCATCTTCATCGCGAAGAATATTTTTCCCAGAATCGTCAATTAACCAGGACCATAATAAATTCCAGAGTGGAGATATAGTTTCTTTCACAGTCCAAAGTTCTTCTCTATTTAACACTTCCCCATTTTCCTTTTCAGGAGGAATATTTGGAAATAGAGCCTCAATAATACTTACCGAATACCGAGATAAATCAAACGAAGGATTTGGGTATACAGTTGGAGAATTATTTACTGTAAAATCGCCAAAGGAGTATTGTGCCTGTGCATCTCCTCCCTTTGCAAAATCATCACTTACAAACCATTGCGTCCCAACACGAAATACAGATCTACCAAAATCAATAATGCGCAAAATACGGCCATAGGTCGGTACTTTCCAATAAGAATTGTCACGTGTCTTGTAATATAAATACTCAATATCTGTATTACTGTATAATATATTATTCGTATGCAAATCATTGTGTGTAAGGCCAAATGTGGCTTGAGCTACACACAATGCCGCAATAACTTGAAATGTCCACGCAGTCCATTTTTCTTCAAACTGAGGGTCATCTTCCTCTAACGTATTATCCATAATGCCATCCATCTTTTCCTGAAATAAAAGAATTGTTGGGAATTTCTCAAATTCAGAATATACACATGTATTCTCTTCAGACGAAAAGTCAGATGAATCGTCGGATGAATCCTCTGAACATGAAGGAATGCTAGATACTGATTCTAATTCGTCGCCTGTTCCTGCTGCCCCGGCATATTCAAGTAATGATATATGACTCTTGTAACTATCCGACGAACGAGTACTATCAGACTTATTTGTATAATAAGAAAAAGCACGACTGTGAACAGAACTTTTTAACTGAGCCTCATTTTCTGCAACACTTTCATCGTCATGGGTTATATAGAGTGAAAATAATCCCCGTTCCTTCTTATCCCAAAATGACTTATAATGTCTGTATGACTCAAATGACTCTGTAATATTGTATCTATATTTATCTGCAACAGCCTGGAATCCTCCATAAAATAAACAGAAATGAGGAGAAATATCCCTCTCTCGTAATTGTCCAAATAGATAATTTGCAATAAAATCTATATATGCCTGGTTCATTGGCTGCATAGTCTTCCTCTTAATACGCTCCTCCCCTTTTACAGGATCATCGTAGTAGGCTTGTATTTTTCTAACCGGATCTAAAATATGAGTAACCTTGCAATAGGCCGCCCTTTTCTTTTTCGATGCAGTTTCAACCAGACACTCACCACTTCCATTAAAAGAATGTACACGTGCAAAGAATTCATCCGATTGCAATTGACCTTCCTTCTCTGGAAGTGATGCCAATATATTGCTAAGTACAGGAATACGGGTCGAAATGTTTGTATAACCAGGTATATTTGGTACTCGGCTATAACAAACCCACTGAGGCAATGAAACATCAATGGGTTGATTTAAACATGCATCCATTCTATCATGCCTTTTTTTCTCTCTCTCGGAGAATTAACCGCAATTAATATGTACAAGAAAGAAGATTTGCTAGAATGACAGAAGTTGCTTCCGCCCTTAATGTAAATATCCGGAAGTTTGATATGAAAATGATTCCTCAAGATGCGGTTTGTGTTTTCATTGGGAGAAGAAGAACTGGAAAATCAACACTTGTTCGTGACTTGCTATTTCATCACCAGTCTATGCCTTTAGGAACAGTTATTAGTGGAACAGAAGAATCGAATCAGTTTTATAAGAAGTTAATTCCTCCCCTATTTATTCATGGTGACTATAATCCTGTTATCATTGCCAATTTCTGTAAACGACAAAAGTTAATAATGGCAAAAGTGCAAAAGGAAATTGAAAGTATGGGTACATCGAGGACAGATCCCAGGTCATTTTTGATTATGGACGATTGTCTTTACGACGATAGTTGGCTTCACGATCGTAATATAAGATATTTATTTTTGAATGGAAGATGGTTGAAGGTATTTTTTCTGATTACTATGCAATATCCTCTCGGTATTCCTCCTATGTTGAGAACAAATGTAGATTATTGCTTTATATTGCGAGAGCCCTATGTAACAAACAGGAAACGTATTTTTGAGAATTTTGGAAGTGCATTTCCTAGTTTAGAATTTTTCTGTCAAGTTATGGATCAATGTACACAGAACTACGAGTGTATTGTAATGAACAACAACTCGCAAAGTAATAAATTGGAGGATATTGTTTTTTGGTACAAGGCCGAAATGCATGGAGAATTTCAAATAGGTGCTCCGGAATTCTGGAAGCATTCCATGGAACATTATAAGGAAAAAGATCCCGAGGAGGGAAATCAATACGATGCATCGGCAAACAGAAGATTAAAGGGACCAATGATAAATGTAAAGAAATTTTAGTTGCTCCAAATAGTATTCCGTCATGTTACAGATGAAAGATATGACCAAAACGTTGATTTTAATTATGTCGCTTGGGCTTTTGCTTGTGTTGATAAATGGATATTTTAAAGGGTCGATCGAATCCTTCACAGATGCTGTACAATGCGGGGCGAATAATCCATGTGATGTAGGATTAAAGTGTATAAATGGATTTTGTGCTAAGACAGAACGACTTCGTATGTATGATAAAGATGCAGACAATCAGGCCGAATCTAGAGGATCACCATTACCATTTAATTAATTTTAATAATATACAATTGTTAGATGAGTAAATTAAATATAAAAGATTCTACTTGGTATGCATTAGCAGGACTTTTTGTAGCTGTTGCATTTCTTCCTATTCTTAAGGCAAGTGCACCTAAATATTTTAGAACTGTCGATGGCTTTTGTAGCGGAGAGTGTTAACTGATATCTTACAATCGATACAGCATACTTTTTATAAAGTATAGTGTATATATTTACTGCAGTACGACTAATCTAACGTTGCGCTTGGAACTGCAGCCGCCTTTGCGGCAACCTCCGCCTTTCTCTGCATGGCAAGATCTGCTGGTCCAGAAAAGATCCCATCATAAGAACTCGTCTCCGAACTGGCTGCAGAAGAAGCATCTGCGGTTGCAGATACTACGGCACTCTGGACCTTCTGCTTCTTCTGCTCACTGTAAAACTGGTCACGAGCCTCCTCGTTCTCCCTATACTTCTTCATCAAACTATTCAGTTCGTCATTTGCATATTCGTTCTCCCCGACCTTGCTTGGGTCAGGTTCCCATGCCATCCACTTCCCGACACTACCCAGATAAATGTTAAAGGAAGGGTCGGACTTCTGAAGCCTCTTTGCGCGAATTGACGCCTCGGCCTCAGTAGCAAATACTCCACGCACCTTAATTCCGCGCATAGTTGTACGGAACTCATTCAAGGCAAAAAACTCCTCCTCAAGCTTGGACGAATTAGTAAACAAGAAATCATCATACTCCTCCTGCAACTTTCTGTCCGTCATCTCACTGAGATTCTTCTTGACAAAAGCATCATACCCTTCTACAAAAAGATCTGTGCGCAGAAGGCAATCCTTCAACTCCCCTACCACCTCCTCCTTCGTCTTCGTCTCGCTGTTACCGGCAAGAGTCTCCATCTTAGCATTCAGTGTTCTAAACTGCTCTGCCATCCACTGCTGCAACTTAACAGTCTTCCACTGCATGTCATAATTGGCAAGGAACTTCTTAAACATGAAGATATCCTTATTCGCAAGAACCTTCTCCGGGCTGAGAAAACTCAACAATACAACCTTCTGGCTTGGCAACTCTACGTCCTCCATCAAATAATCCTCATTTGCATTTGCATCAGAACTCATATTTCTAAAGAATTAACCATAACATACCTTTAAACTCCTAAAAAAATCTTTTATAAGAATATAGATAGAATGGACATGAATGATCTTCTTACCCGACTTATCAAGTATGTTGTTGAAGGTGTCGCTGTAGCCCTGGCCCTCTTTTTCATCCCTCGCAAGCCCTTGCCTATGGATGAGATCGTGTCTGTAACTATTGCTGCTGCTGCCGTGTTTGCAGTGCTTGACATCTTTTCCCCCTCTATAGGTGTGACTGCTAGACAGGGTGCTGGATTCGGTATTGGCGCAAACCTGGTGGGCTTCCCCATGGTTCGTTAAATACTTCACTTAAACAATGAAATCAATATAACCAACGTGTGAAATATAAGTTGCACACGTTGATTTTACTGATTACTCAAGAAATGCTTTCTGCATACCGCCGAATACATATCTGCTCCACCAACGCATACTTGCTCTGCGGATGTTACATGCTTCATTGTGAATATACCAGGAGTACCATCTCTACACATCTTACACATAGCAGTTAGTTTAGTAAAGCGATCGGCCTTAGGATAAAGATCTTGTATCTGTCCGAACGCCTTCCTATTCGCATCCCCGTCCAACCCAACAACAATTACATTCTTATTACATTCCTCTACCATTTCCATAACAACGCTATACAAATCTGGAAAGAACTGCGCCTCATCAATAATTACATATTTTGCATCGCGAAACTCGAGTAAATGAAGCGCATTCTTTAACTCAGAAATTCCTATTGCTGGCGAATGATCATTTGCATGTGTATGAATTGATTTACCGTTTGTATCATATCGCACATCAATATCTGCTGTAATAATACAACAATTCCACCCTAATGCTTCGGCTTGACGAATTTTCTGAAGGATGGCAGACGACTTTCCAGCAAACATTGGGCCAATAATTAATTCTAGACTCATGACATGGACTGAAAGTATGTATAATAGTACACGTCAATTTTTTTGCATACAGGTACGTTAATAGTCTAAGTATTTGACTTATATAAGATTAGATGTCATATCAGGTTGTTATCCCGACATATGGGAGGGCTGATACTATACAGGATAAAACACTAGCCATTTTACACAAGTACCAAATTCCTAAAGCACAGATTACTCTCTTTGTAGCAAATAACGAAGAGAAGGAACTATACGAAAAGGAAGTTCCCAAGTCACTCTACGGTTCTATTGTAACTGGTGTTCCAGGTATAGCAAACCAACGCAATTTTATTATGAAGTATTACCCGGTTGGGACACATCTTGTATCATTCGATGATGATATAACAGGTATATCAGAAGTTCAAGATGGAAAACTAATACCTCTTATCAGTCTTAAAAAGACAATACAACAGGGATTTTCATTATGTAAGAAGATGGGGTATAGTATGTGGGGTATATATCCTACTAAAAATGCTGGTTGGATGTCAACTGTCCCATCAACAAATCTTAAATTTTTAATTGGCCATATGTTTGGAATTATTAATCGAAAAATCCAGTTACAGATGCAACTGAAAGTAGATTATGAACTAAGCCTTGAAAATGCGGTTAGAGATGGAGGAGTTATACGATTAAACCATGTTGCTGCTACAACGAAAATGGGAAATAAGGGGGGTATTGGTAAAAGTGTTGAAGAAAGGCAGAAGACATATGTTAAAGTTGTTGATGCTTTAATGAAAAAATACCCCGGGCTTGTAAGAAAGAATCCGAGAAGAGAAGGGGAAATTTTATTGGCAAGAGAAATTAAATCTGCGTCTGATAATTAGAAATGTTTCACGTGTACATGAGTTTATTTACTGCTCTTCTGTTCTTCGTCCTCACCCCTGGTATTCTGCTGAGCCTTCCTAAGGGTGGATCTAAGGTGATGGTTGCTGGAACCCATGCAGTAGTGTTTGCCTTAGTCTACCATTTTACTCACAAGATGGTATGGAGATTCTTTTACGAGGGTTTTACTGCCAGCCCTTCTGCTAAGTCTGGACCCCATTCCCCTATGTCTGGATCTCATTCCCCTAAGTCTGGATCTCCATCTCCCATGTCTACAATGTAAACCCCCTAAATTGACCGAATAAACTGCCAGCGTAGATCGGTACATATACGCTCCCAGATTTTATCCTGATTATATAACTTATCCCTATTTTTCAACAAGGGAAAGCATTGTAAATAATCATCGAGTTCTAGAAGTTCGCAGAATTTGTACAAGACATAGGAATAGGAGAGAAAATTACTTCTTGTCTTGGGACAATGCTTTACAAAAGAACTTTGTATCTCCTTGAACATAAACCGCAACTTCTCTTCAATCTCTCTGGACATTACTGGCGCAGTCTTGCCATTTATTCTGTTAAGTATATAAGGTACGTGTTCGTAAAAATTAGTACATTTTAACTTTTTGAGGATTTCGCGAATTTTTACTTGTTTTATGTCTTCTACGCTGACCACCCGCTCTTTCTTCAATTCTTCAAGGATCGCCTGAAAAATATCTTCCGGTATTTCGGTGCTTTCTTTTGCCTGGAACTGAGCAAGCCATTCGTTGAAATGGTTGATACGTTTATAAGCATAATACGTCACCTCCCTAGGCGGATCCTTGTAACTGGGCTTATCACTGTCAATAAGAACAAATTCTTGAAAGCCACATTGTTCACAGAAAAAGAGTGCTTCAATTGGACTGAATTTCATTTCAATATCACACCTTTCGCACATTCCATGGGGATCTTCATTTATATGGGTATGGGTTTTTGCATTCTCAGGATTCACTTTCTGGATATATTTTTCAAGCAAAACATCTCTCCCCTCCGGCTGAAGAGAATCGCTGGATTTTTTATTGACGAAGGGAACCGCCTGATCCTCTTGTTCTCTAAGGGCTGCGAGAACGCTTCCCGGCTTGACTTTTACCTGCTTAGACCCTGTTGAAACACCGCCTTGTATTTTCTCCTGGAGGTCATAATACTTAAACAAAAGTTCCCCTGTCTCGAAGAAGTAATCATATACAGAATCCTTTGACATAAGATCATTCCGCTTTTTTGTAAGGTAGACAAGGGTTTCTTCTTTTTGGGTTTTGGTTACTATATCAGATGTCTTGGAAATTTCGACTTCTATCGTTTTGATATGTTCGTTAATCAAATCTAACAAACCCTCTTCACGCCTCATATCTGACATTTGCATCTGGTGTAGATTGTCCAGAGTAGTTTTTCCTTCTATGACCGTTCTTTTTCCAAGGCGGGATATATCTGATGGTATACTATCCATATATACTTGAACAATTTTAGGAGTTTAAGTCTTGGGATTCTCAGAATTCCCAGAATTCTCCTTTTATCATACTACGAGAAAAGGTGGCCTCCCGGCGTAAAAGTGATTAGATACTCTAGAGAATATTAAGTAAATGAAATATACTAAAGAGTTATTGGAACAAATACTAAAGCAAGGCGATGCAAGAATTACAGAAAAATATTCCAGGTACAACCAACGATTGCTAGTGAAATTTCAATGCACATGTGGAAAGGAAACAAGTAAGCGGTTTGAGATGTTAAACATGTATAGACTTCCCTACTGCGAGGAGTGTAGTTTGAAAAAGAAAGAGCAGAGAAAACAAAAGACAAATATTGATAAATATGGTGTAATAAATACAGGATCTTTAGATACAGTAAAAACAAAAATAAAACAAGCATACCAAGAAAAATTTGGATGTCATCCTAAACAGACTAGAGGTGTTCAAGAAAAATGGAAAGCAACATGTCTAAAAAAATATGGCGGGCATCCAAATCAAAATACCGATGTACAAATACAATCAGAGGCTAGGTCATTCTCATATAAAGAATATATGATGCCTAGTGGTAATCTAGTAAAATATCAAGGATATGAGAATTTAGCATTGGATGATTTGGTGAATATATATGATGAAGAGGATATTTGTATTGGTAGGTCAAATATACCCTCGATTATTTATTACATTGGCGATAAGAAACATGTATATTTTCCAGACTTCTTCATACCACTCGAAAATAAGATTATCGAGATAAAATCTGAATGGACTATTCAACTAAAGAGGGGAAATATCGAAGAAAAGGCACAGGCTACTGTTAAGGCTGGGTATGCCTATGAAATTTGGGTATACAGTGATAAAAAAGTTAAAGTGGAAACAAGAGTTTATTAATATGCATCCCGGCATGAAAAATACAAGCCGGTTGAAAACTATCATGCGGGTTGAAAACTATGATTCCCGGCCGATTTATTTAGAAAAACCTCTTTAGCCAAATTTTTTTTCTAACATGGGGGTATAACAAATGACTGGAGGGGGTTTAATGCAATTGGTGGCTTACGGTGCTCAGGATGTGT